TCATAGAACGACGTCGGCACCGGGGCACCAGTGGAGCCGCCGGTGATTGCGCGATTCTCCGAAGCGTAGAACTCGGCCGAGCGAACCTCGCCACGGGCGAGTGCGCGAATCGAATCCGTGTCGGACTGGATCGGCTGTGCGATCTCGGGGATACGAATATCGGCGGCAGCAACGTCGAGCTTACGCTCGCGCTCCTCGCGCTGATTGAAGTCCTCGATGATCTTGGCGCGACGATCAATGTCGGCCGTGATGCGCTCGTACTGCTCGGTCTCCTCGGCAGTCAGGTCACGCTTTTCGCCGGCGGCGGTGTCGAGGAGATGCTTGGCCTCTTCCCAAGCGTGGACTCGCTCGTCCACCTGACGCTGCATAAAAGTGTTGTTCATGATTGTTGAATCCTCCATGGATTCTCGTAGGGACGAATCCGGAGCGGCTCCGCATCCGGCAGAATCGTCGCGGCTCCGCTGACTGATTCGATTTGATGGTACCAGTATTTTCAGAGCTATTCATCAGTTTGTAAATATCGCTAGACAAATCGTGTCTAGTGGGGTACACTACAAACATGAATCAGGAAACCCCGACCAAGGAGATTCACATGAACACCAGCTTCACCGCCAACGAGATCGCCTTCCTCAAGCAGGTCATCAACTACGACGACCGCGAATCGCAGAAGTGCGACAACATCAGCAATGCCGGAATGGCAGAAGCAATCGAGCTCATGGGTGGCAAGCATAATGGCGCTGGACTACTCGGCAGCCTCACCGCAAAGATGATCGGCGAGATGCACTGCGAGGCTACGACGTGTTTGAGATTTACGAACACATGATCGACATCGTGTACGACGCTATCGAGAACAGCAGCAACTAACCAACCCCAACTAGCCCACCCGCCACCGAGCGGGTGGGCAAGGAGAACCAACCATGACCTTCATCCCAACCATCAGCCCGATCACCAAGGATCTCAGCGCAGACGGCATCCTCGGCAACTACGCTCGCTGCGTCGTCACTGCCGCCGCACTCCGAAACTCGCTCCATGCAATCGATCACCGAATGGCATCCTTCGAGATTAGTTTTTCCACACAGCTCAAACAGGCTTTGCATGATGCCTGCCGAGCAGCCGAGGATGCCAAGCCCGGAACGTACACGCTCGATCAGGTCAGGGACGACATCGCACAGCAGGCATTTCTCCTGCTCGCGCGAGATGTTGCCGAGTACTACAATCGCATCAAGTTCTGAAACACGAAACTTATCCGCTCGGGTCTCCACGACCGAGCGGATTTTTTGCGTTAGACGCGGCGCATCAAGAGATCAAGTTCGCGCTGACGACGCTGCAACTCGCGCACCGTCACCTCGATCTCAATCTCAACCTTCGCAGGCGACTCGGAAACTTCGCCCATCGGAGCCTCGTCCTCGACTTCGGGATTCACTAGCTCCTGCATGTCATCGGGAATGCCAGCAGCCGGATCAATCTGATCAGGCGATTCGGTCAGTTCGTAAACGATACTCGAAATCAGGCTAGCCTCGTCAGCCGTAATCGACTCTCCATTCGAAAGCTTCATCATCGCAGACTCGACGAACGAGGGATCGACTCCCTGAGTAGCAATCAACTCGTCAAGACTACGAACGCTTGCCGTGGTAGCGGTGTACGCGGGGAATCCTGTCACGACGCTAACCTCATGGAGCCTGACCTCGCGCAACTCGCGCGTGTTCCCATCCTCGCTCCACCAATCGCCACCACTCGGAACAGAAAAGCCGAACGACATGGAATCAACATCGCCGCGCTTCATCAGGATCGACAAGTCGCGACCATCAGTAGTCGGCGGCAGGTCAGCCTCGACGAGTAGACCATGCTGATCCTCAGTTAGTCGGAGCGTACCGGCACGACGAGAAGCTAGCACTCGGCCAGTGTCATGGTTCAGGTACATTCGAATGTCGTTCCGGCTGCGGAGACTCTTGTCGAATGCTCCGGGCATGATGCGCTCGCGGAATGGGAGCGGCTCGGACTCGGAGTTGAAGACAGCGGCATATCCGCTGAACGTCATACCGTCGCCCTCGGGAGCCTCGCGCAACTCGAAATCGTTCAGCGTGATACGGCGCGTTTCGAGTCTCTTCTCATCCATACAAAATAGGGTATCACCGACACGATGCTGAATGGCATTAGACACTGATCGTTCCTCATTCTTGATCGCGTCACTCTTACTCTCGAACCATTTCATGGCAGGTTCGGGATCGAGCGGATCAATGCCCCAAAGGTAGAAAGCCACGGCACCCGCACCGGGCCACTCGTCATTGTCTGGGTTACTATTCTGCGGCGCGTCAAGATCAACCTTGTGCCTAGCTCCCCAAGCATTCGCGCGGATGACCTTGTCACTTGTAATCTCGCCACGCGCCATTTGTCGAGCTTCGCGAATAGTGCGATCTACTAGACCATCACCAGACAACCCATCTGCGTGATATTCCAAGCCGCGCTCTGCCGCTTTTATGATGTATTCGGGAATCATAAGATCAACCTGACGCAGGTTACGTGTGCGTGTTGATTTAGGATGACCAGCAGGCAAGAGGTCATTATCAGTAACATAGTTTTTGTTTTCTGGCGCTCCGGTGCGCAACAGATACAAGAATGCGTTTACTCGACCCATAGACCATGCAGCTCGCGATATTCCCGGACGGTGACTGGTCGAGTAAGCACCCGAGCCGCGACGATAGACAGCGGCAAGTTGCCCAAAGGTTGTGCGCGTCCAGTCAGGACGATCAGCCTCGACCATTTTGTCATTATGTTCAGTGACCTTATTGCGCAGAGCCTTTTCCGTGGTCGCTCCCAACTTGACATCCCCGCCTGCTCCAGACGCGGAGCCGGGTTCGTTTGCGTCTGATCCCGTGATCTGATCTTTGGGCGGGGCTGGTGCTCGATACGAGTTGGCAGATTCGTCCTGATTGGAATCGTTGTCAGGCTGCCACGCGTTGCAATAATACGAGCCATTGACGTACTCGTCCCACCGCTTACACCACGCCTTGTCGCCTTGCACGTTCGATTCGTCATAAAAAAAACAATTGCCACAGGCGCGTCCATCAGGAACATCCTGCGCAAGCGAAGGTCGGTAATTATTGGGCAGGACGCGCTCGCCACCCGGCTCGATCCCCTCACTGATTGATACAGCAACCATCTGATCAATTGCTTCCTGCTTCGTAGCGTGACAAGCTAGCGTGTCAAGCGTGTCATCAGGATTAGCTTTGACGGTTGCCCAACCATCACATCCGGGCTGCTGATCAGTAATGAAATAAGGCACACTATTACTGCTTCTGGATCATCACACTTACAGCATGAGAAGCATTAGAAATGCCGTACAAGGCTTCGCCGGGATTGAGCGTGATTTGGCGCTCTTGCTTGCCGTCGAGGTGAATGCCATTCGAAATGGTGACATCATCACCACCAAGAAATACCTGCTGCGCACTCTCATTATTGTGAATCGTCACGCGCTGGGGAGACTCGTCAGGACCAGCAATCATGATACGAGCAGTCCCGAGCGTATACTGCTGTGTCGAAATGGTCACGCATCAACCTCGTACGCTGCTTTGGGATTTTCAGGATCAAAGAGGTAGGCTGGCTGTACCTGAGCAGTCGGGATACCCGTATGCGGAATGATTGGCAAGCCGAGAGATTCGAGAACAGCCTCGGGCTGGAATCCAGCATTGATCATGCGCTGTGCGATGACACTACGACGATCTAGCTCTGCAAGGTTCGCCGCGTTGATATCAATATTCGCGAGGGGAACACGATACTGATCGCCACCATCGACGGGTGTCATATCTTCCAAGCGGTGAATATCATTGACGCTCAGGAAGCCTGACTGTAGTCCCGTCGAGTATGCGGAGAAGCGCGAGGCGGAATCGCCGCGCAGGAGCCCATCAACATTGAACTTGATGAACGCATCATTGGGAAGCACCTGCTGATACGCATCCTCGATCTTGACGATGTAGGGTCGTAGCGTGTGCTGAACAAAATGAATGCCATTCTGTTCGACGCTTGCGTATGACATTGCACCCGGAGTCGTCACGCCGAGCATACTTGGGGGACAGCGGAAGATACGAGCGATCTCCTCAACCTGCAAGCGGCGCGCATCCATGAACTGGCTCGAATCATTATCCACGCCAGTCTTGACGAACTTTGCGCCGCCCGACAGGACTCCGGTACGGTGCGACTTGCGGAGTCCAGAGTGTCCAGCATCAAACCCGAAAGCAAGTTCCTGTGCCTGCTCGCGTGTCAGGTTCTGCGGATACTCGATAATGCCACTCGTCACGCTGCCCGAACCAAAAAAGCGCGAAGCAAAAACTTCGAGCGCCATAGTCAATCCGAGAGCTTCCTTGACGAGATCAATACGCGACCTGCCGCGCAGTTCTCCCGGCAGGCGCATCTCGGTCACGTGGATCATCTCATCCTGCGTGTAGGTCACCTTGTGATCAAAAATGAAAACAGGGCGGCGAGTAACAAGATCACGCTTCACTTCGACAGACTGCGGATTCAAGACTGCTAGGCCAATCACTCCAGTCGAGTCGCGCAGAATACGAATGAACGCATTACCATCGAGCAGGAGAGAAATCAAGACCTGCTGGAAATGCTCCGTACGAGTCACGCCACTCTCAGGATTATCTAGCCACTCGGGACGAGGACGATACGGAGTACGAACACCATCGCGTCGAACAAACGTATCGACAGGGAGCGTACTGATCGCGTCACTAATGAGCCTGATACACGAATAGACGGCACCGATATGTAGCGACTCTTCCTGATTCATCACCACGCCAGAATCAGTAGTGAACTCGACGTTGCCACCAGCAGCGAAGATAGTCTGGAAAGAGATTGCTCGCTCATCGAGAACGGGCTGGAAAAGACGATTCAGCATTGCTAACTCATTCTACTGACTGCCAGACCAACAATGACCATCCCTAGTCCAGCGAGGATTACGCCGAGTGGAACATAGACAAGACCAGCCCCAACACTAACGAGTAGCAAGCCAATGATCTCAATGATCATAATGGTCATTTCAGAACGAGAAAAACTGCGGAACAAGTTGTTCATCCTGTCGTCGAGTAGCTCTGTCCACTGCCATAGCCATAGCGATAGCAGTGTCAATCTTACGCTTGCTCTTGCCCTTTGACAAGCGCCAGCCTTGATCAGTCGAACGCGGAGTTGCGCTCAATACTTGATCGACCATCACGGGATCATTATTGTGCGCGATGGTCCCATTGACAATCATCTCGTAGAGTGTCCCACAAGCGGGAACCATACGAGCGGCTGATTGTGGAAACTCGACCATTGGGAACCCGTCATCAGACAATACTTCTGCACTGCGCTGCATGAAAGCGGGATCGTACGCGACCTCGGCAACATTGTACTGCGTACACCAATCTCGAACATGCTGTTCGATTTCATGCACGTCCACGTAATCCCCATCAGGCAACCATACACGCGAACGTACCACGATTCGATCATCCTGCGGCTGAGCAATGACGACAGCAATCGAATCATGCTTCAAAGCCATGTCGATTCCGATAAAAGAAATCGACGTGGCATCAAGCTCATGTTCGCTCGTACACGCATCGAAAGCTCCAGCAGGCAACCATGATTCTTGTGACCTGACCCACTGATTCAATCGGTAACGACGGAACGCTACCTCAGCAGTCTGCTTCCGACTCACGTCGAGATCCTCCTCGCTAAGCAAGCCGAGTTCTAGATTCGGATTCGAAGCACGCCACTGCTCCTCATCGTCAAGCTTACAATCAGCCTCGGCTTCCCACCAGAAAAACCCGAAAGCCTCATCCTCAATCTCGCCAGACACTAAACGCTTCCCATACTGGTACAAGCGTCCAGCAATCGTATCGAGATCATACCCAGCAGTCGTAATCGCAACGATCATAGGATCACGACGCGCACCAGAACCTAGCGTCAAAGCATCCCACAAATCCTCATGAACCACATGCAACTCGTCACACACAACAGTCGAAGGATTCAAGCCCTGCACTAGCTTAGAATCCGACGCGAGAACACGATAAATCGCACCAGTCTCCGACACTTCAATAGCATCCCGATAAACCTTACAAATCGCATTCAATTCGGGCGAGTTCAAGACCTGTTGCCTAGCCTCACCGAACACGATACGAGCCTGCTGGCGATCACCCGCCGCCGAGTAAACCTCAGCCCCCGGCTCTCCCTCAATCAGCCCGTTCAGTGCAATAACCGAGCCGATCAGACTCTTACCATTCTTACGAGGCAAGCCGACCAGACTCCGCTTGTACCGAAAGAGTCCATCCGCTCGACGCTCATACAACGAGTCAATAAGGTCCGACTGCCAATCCGTAAACAAGAGAGGCTCGCCAGCAGCAACACCCTTCGTCACCGTCAAGAACTCGGACGCGAACAGGCGCACCGCAGACCCATCAGTCCTCGGATACAACCTCGGCGTCGAGAATCTGGGCTCTCTGCTTCCGATACTTGTCAAGTTTGCTCTCGAACTTCACCTCGGCAAGACCAAGCCGAGAACGATCCGTCGGAGTAAACCCGAGCAGTGACAAGCCAATCATTATCTGCTGATCGAGTTTCCTCAACTGCGAACGCTGCCGCCATAACTCGCCCTCCCTATCTCGCAAAACAATGTACCGCAACTGGTGACGTTCATCAATCTGCTCACAAATAATCTGCACAACCTCGATATCCGTTCCCGGACTAATCCACGAAGCACCACCCGACCATACACGATCCCAAAAAGCGCGACCCGGATCAAGCAGTGGCCTCAACGGATCAGGGAACTCGCGGACACCCACTAGCTCAACACTCGTCTCCGGCAACTTGCGTTTACCCGGATTTCCCAATCGGCGCTTCTGCTCAATCGGCTTAGGTGGTCGTCCAGTAGGTCTCATCACTCGTCAGCATACCCGGATCGGAAACGGTTTGACTTTCGCGGCGACACGCGCAGAGA